AAGGCCGGAAACAATGAACCTACGTTGTTGCAAAAACACAACATGAAACAGATCATTGCTCAGAAAGGCTTGGCAATCGTGGTAAATGAAGGTAATATAGAGGAACTATTAGCCATGCTAAAGGAGTTGGAATGACTAGAATGAAGAAAATTCTATCAAGTTATACAGGAAGTAAAGCAGTAAAAGACAATGTGAATCACCCTTCACATTACACACAAGGCGCAATCGAATGTATTGACGCTATCAAAGAGGCCACCAAAGGACTACTTGGTATTGAAGCGGTATGCACTGCTAACATTATCAAATACGTTTGGCGATGGAAATTTAAAAACGGAGTCGAGGACTTGCGTAAAGCAAGGTGGTATCTCGATCGCCTAATCGATGAAGTATCTAATCCAAAGAACTGATACCTGTTCCTAAAGAAAAGGAGGACATATGCTAGATCAAGCATTGTTATGCCTCGCCACAACCATTTACATGGAGTCGGCGCAAGAACCAAAACAAGCTCAAATTGCAGTAGGATATGTGTTAATGCGAAGAGCTGAGTTTAACCATAAGAACGTATGTCATGAAATGAAACGTCCGGCACAATTTAGTTGGTATGGTTTAACCAAGCCACCTTCGGTGATCCGACAACAATATAAAGACATAGCGTATAGAGTATTACATAGATTAGAAGTAGATTATAGTTACGGGGCAACCCATTTTCATGACACAACAATTACAAAACCAAAGTCATGGACAGGATTACAACCTGTAGTAAAATGGTCAAACCTAATATTTTATAAACAAGGTGGTAGCAAATATGCAAGAAACCCTTAAAAGCGGATTACCCAAACAACCATACGCATGGTCGACGGAAGAATTCAATGTGAATGGCGATTTAGTATGGTCGTCGATAACACAATTCAGACCTAAAGAATTATCGTGGATAAGAGATTTACCCAATAAGAAACATTATATAACGATCACACCATTATATAAGTGTGAAGAAAAAGCTGAAAAAATTACAGGGATTAAAAGTTATAAAGAATCCACACAAAAAATGATGGAGGCATACAATGGACTCTAAAAAATATGATGGCACAGGGTTTATATTAGTAGGACTTATTGTAGGATGCTGTATCACTTGGGGAATTATGAAGTATAATAATACACAGACTAAATATAAGATGAATCTTAAATGCATACAAGGTGAACTCTATGAAGAGATCAAGCCTAATATGTTTGTGAAGTCGCACCTTGAATGTTTTGAACAAAGAAGTTTTTAATGAAAAAAGTAAAAATAGGGGATAAAATGAATTCAAGTGAATTAAAAGATTTTATAGGAATTTTTCCGAATGCTGTAAGCTCCGATTATTGTCACAAAGTCATTAAGCATTATGATTATGTAGCCTCATGGCAAAAGACAGTTTCCCGCCAAGACCATGAAAAGGCCTCCAATATACATAAAAAAACTGACCAATACTTTTTTGAGAATGAACAAGACCCCACACTTATTTCAACTAATGCTATCATTGGAAAAGAGTTTGTAGATGCTTTTTGGGAGTGTTATAAGACTTATGCAGATGAATATGGTGTATTAACCTCTATAAGCCAACACCGTATGTCCGATACCATTAAATTACAAAAAACCATGCCAGCTGGAGGGTATCATGTATGGCATTGTGAACATGACGGTCATCAAAATGGGCGTAGGCTGATGTTGGTTATGCTTTATCTAAATACGGTTGAAGAAGGCGGAGAAACCGAATTCTTATACCAATCTAAACGAGTCCAGGCAAAACAAGGCACTTTAGTTATATGTCCTTCAGGATTCACACACACCCACCGAGGCAACCCTCCACTCAAAAGTGCTAAATACCTTATGAATAGCTGGGTTGAATTTGTTTAAGAAAGACAAAAATGATTCCGTTTAGTTACGCAGTAATAGATAGTGATGGTGAAGTCATACGCCAATACAGATGGTCTGTCAAGGAAGCTAAGTGGCACAAAGATCAAGGTAAAAACGTAGTAAAATTAGATAAACCAATTGAAGTCAAAGAAGACTTATTTAAACTAGTAGGGGAGTGTTTGTTTTAATGAATAGCAAAAAAACAGATGAGCAACTTATTGAAGAAGTAAATCAATACATGGAAAAGTATCCAAATGCAACTCGTAACCAAGTAGTATTACACGCAACAGGTAGTGCTATAAGAGTGAGGGGATTAGCCAAAAGAGGATTAATTAAATTACCTGAAGCCTTACCTAAAGGGGCAAATACTAATTGGAATGGGTTTTTTAAAGCAGATTTAGAAATAAATTCATTAAAGAAAGATATGAAGCATTTAATATGATGGGAGATGATGCCGACGTAGCTAATGATTTAATGCAATATGCAACAGACGTGGCTATCCACAATGCGTCAGCCGAAGCCCATAAGATTGTAAATAGTACTGGACAATGTATATGGTGTGGTGATAAAGTTAAAGATCAGAAACGTTGGTGCTCAATAGAGTGTAGAGATGAATACCAAAGATATAAGAAGTAAAGTTAAACAACATAGGAGAAAAGTTATGGTAACAGTAGACTATGATTTATTTAATAAAGAACAATTTAAAATTTTCCGCAAGAATGCAAAAAAAGGGTATCACTTTTTTAGGCCTGATACAGTAGGCACACCTACACCACGTTCAGCACGTGAAGCATGGGGTGGCACATACAAACCAGACCTTACAGATAAACACGAGATACGCAATGAAAGAATTATGTTTGTAGTCGTAGCACTTGTATTAATAGGGATATCAGTACTTTAAAATCAACGGGCGAAAGCACTTTATTTATATGTTTAAAATGGTATTTTTGCATTTATAAAAACCGTAAGTAGCCCACCAATTAAAAGGCATACATGCAACTAGTCACACTAGACTTCGAGACCTACTACGATGTAGGTTTTTCTCTTTCAGGATTAACCACGGAAGAATATATTAGACATGAAAGATTCCAAGTTATCGGCGTTAGTATTAAGATCAATGAAGGCGAATCATATTGGTATACTGGCGACCAAGTTAAAGAAGAGATCAATAAGATTGATTGGGCAGACTCTGTCCTTCTTTGCCACAACACGCAGTTCGATGGGGCTATTCTTTCATTCCGCTATGGTGTCATTCCTAGTCGTTACTTGGATACGCTTTCTATGGCACGGGCTAAGCACGGTGTGGATGTGGGTGGAAGCCTCTCTTTTCTTGTGGAGAAATACGATTTAGGTAAGAAGGGCACAGAGGTTGTTGATGCTAAAGGTAAACGATTAGAAGACTTTAGTGCTAAAGATTTAAAACAATATGGTGAGTATTGTAAGAACGACGTAGAACTTACGTATAAATTATTTGAAATCTTAGCCTACGAATTCCCAGATAGTGAACTAGACCTTATTGATTTAACACTACGTATGTACACAGACCCACTACTTGAAGTGGACGATGCCCTATTACAAACTAGGCTAGACGAAGTCCAAGCTGAGAAGTCGGCGTTACTACAAGGCTTGATGGCACGGTTAGAATGTGAGACAGAAGAGTGTGTTCGAAGTAAGTTAGCTAGTAATAAACAGTTTGCTGATATTCTACAAGAACTAGGCGTTGAAGTGCCTATGAAAGAAAGCCCCGCCACTAAAAAACAAACCTTTGCCTTAGCTAAAAACGATCAAGACTTTTTAGATTTGTGTGAGCACGAAGACTTATTTATTCAAGAACTTTGCCGCGTTCGGTTGGGTACTAAATCAACTATAGAAGAATCCCGTATTGAAAGATTCATCGGCGTCGGAGCGCGTAACAAAGGTAAACTCCCCATTCCACTTAAATATTATGGTGCACACACAGGACGTTGGGCTGGTTCTGACAAAGTTAACTTCCAAAACTTGCCGTCACGTGATGCTAAAAAGAAAACATTAAAGAACGCAGTCATAGCACCTGAAGGTCATGTAGTTATTAACTGTGACTCATCTCAGATCGAGGCTAGAGTCTTAGTGTGGTTAGCTGGCCAAGACGATATCGTAGAATGGTATGCTGAGGGGCGAGACGTTTATTCAGAGTTTGCTTCTAAAGTATATAAGAGACCTATTACTAAAGCTGACAAGACTGAGCGTGCCGTAGGCAAGACTTGTATTCTAGGACTAGGATATGGTACTGGTGCTATTAAGTTACAACACACATTAAAGATGCAAGCGGGCGTGACTGTAAATGAAAAGAAGGCACAAGAGTTTGTGAATATCTATCGCGAGGTTAATGACAAAGTTATAGCCTTATGGAAAGAATGTGAGAAAGCGTTAAAAGATATTGCTGTTTGGCCTGAAAATAAAGAGCCCTATTACGTCGACGAAAGAAAAGCATTATTAGTTACGCCTAAAGGCATTCAGTTACCTAATGGATTATATATTCAATACCCTGGCCTTGCATTAGATGCAAGTGAAGCTAGGTCTAAATATGTTTATAAAGCCCGCCGAGGTACTATATCTATTTGGGGTGGATCAGTAGTAGAAAATGTAGTTCAAGCGTTAGCTCGTATTATTATAGGCGAACAGATGTTAGAGATTAATAAGAAGTATAGACCCGTGCTTACTGTTCACGATGCGGTAGTCAATGTTGTTCCAGAGACAGAAGTGGAAGAAGCTCTCTCCTTCATCACGTCCACTATGTCAACTCCTCCTAGCTGGGCAACAGGGCTACCTGTAGCGTGTGAAGCAAACTATGGTGCAAGTTATGGCGACTGTTAGAGATAGAAAAGAATATTACAAAGAATGGCGTCAAAAGAATGCCGACAAAGTTAAAAAGTATTTAACTGATAAATATCCTGACCATGCTCAACACAGTGCTAACTACAGAGAAAAACATCCCGAAAGAGTTTTGTGGAGTATGGCTAAACGAAGAGCGAAAGAAAAGAAGTTAAAGTTTTCTATAGACGCAACAGAAATTAAAATCCCTACAACATGCCCAATACTAGATATACCGATTGTAAAAGTTTATACAAGGGGTAAAAAATCAGGTCCCACACCTAACTCTCCATCAATAGACAGGATAGACAATACTAAAGGATATATAAAAAGAAACGTTCAAGTCATCAGTCACCAAGCCAATACGATGAAAGCTAATGCAACTCCCGAAGAGCTTATTAAATTTGCAAAATGGATATTGAGAACT